CTTGATGGAGTCTTAGCAACTTTAGCCTCAACTGATTCAGAAATAGTTGAAGTTTCTTTGCTTTCATATTCTTCTTTCAAAGTCTTATATAGAGTCTTTGATTCTTTTAAAGTTTCGACAGTGTCGAATCTTCTCAAAATGTTGATTTTTTCTTGTTTCGTTGTCGTGTGCTCAGTGAACAATCTTGTTGCGTAAGCTAAGTTTGAGTTGAATACAGCCACTTCATTTAATTTTTCTCTGAAAATATTTAATGCCTTTCTGTACTCTTCGTTTTTAGCTCTCAAAGATTCAACTTCCTTACTCAACTCACTTTCAGAAACTGTTTTAACCTTTTGTTTTGGTAAACCATGTCTCTTTGGGTCGTTCTTAGAACCATTACCCAATGTGCGAGCCGCTTCAGTTGTTTCACCTTCTTCTTCCGACATTTCGAATGACTTCTTTTTCAAGTTCATACCAACACCCTTAGGTTTGATAGTCATTGAACCTTCTTTCATTTCACCGTCTTCTGTTTCAGAAAGGTCAAATGATTTTTTACCAAGATTCATTCCCATACCTTTTGGTTTAATAGTCATTGACTCTTCAACCTCACCTTCGAATGCTTTTCTTTTTAAGTTCATACCTTTTTTTGTTGTGTAATCTTCATCACCTTTATGGGTTTTAGATTTATCACCCTTGTTCATTGCGTAGTCACCCTCAGTCATTTCCTCTTCATTCCAAGACTCCTGTACGTCATCGTACTCTTCATCAGAAGATTCATCTTCATAATCTTCCTCATCTTCGTCTTCTGAAATTTCGATTTCATAAACTACCTCATCATCTTCCATCTCATCAATTGTCATTTCTTCGTCCTCGCCTTCTGTGTGAATTTCATATTCAACATCAGAATTTGTATCTTTAAGATGAATTGAGTCTTCATCTTTAGAAACAATAATTCCGTCTTCTTCGCCCATAGCTTTGAAAACTTTTAAGATTTCTTCATCAGACGCAGTTCTAAGGTCTAACGGTAATAGAACTTCTTCTTCGTCATCCACTTCCAACTCATCACCAGGTAGGTCCAAAGCCAATAAGTCTTCTTCTCCTCCCAATGTTTCGTCTTCGTCAGAAAATTCCTCTTCAGATTCATCATCTAAAGATTCTTCATCGCCCATTTCAAGTTCAGCTTGTTCTTCCATTTCGTGAGTCATCTCACCTTCTTCCATTTCTGATACTTTCATAGACTCCGCTTCTTCAACCTCTTCAAGAGATTCCTTTACTAGTTCACTGATTTCTTCCTTCATTGTTGAAGCAAGTATTCCTTTTGCATTTTGAGTTACGGCTTCTTCCAAATTTTTCATTTGTAAAAGTGCCTCTTCAACTAAAGATTTTTTTTCGTTTTGCATTTTAGTTTTAAGCAAGAGTTTGTTTATTTTTTCTAAATAAATATCTCACTTTTAAAAAAAGTTTATTTTTTTACAAAAGGGCAAAAAAAAATCGGGTTTTCACCCGATTTAGTTTTAAATGTTTTTAATTAAAAATTATTCGTAAACTTCGTCAATTTTACTTTCACTTACTGAAGTAATTCTCCAATCATAAGTAAAACCTTCGAATTTTTTAGTAACCTTAGCTTCAACATCAGTGACACTAAAACCTTTAACTAACTTTTCTTCTCTAATTTTTTTTACTTTACCAGTATCAGAATCAATTAAATCGTACTGAACTTTAGCTACAAAATATTTTTCGTCCATAATTTTAAGTTTTTTTTAATAACCTAAATAATCGGAAAGTCTTCTCATTAAGTCAACAGACTTATCGGACTTAGTGATGTTTTCGGGTGATTTTTTTTCTTCTTCTAAGTTTTCTTCATATTTTGCTCTGTCATCTTTGTTCAAGAACAAATATGCACCAGGAGTTGAAGGTGATGATACCAAGTCAAAACATATTAATTCAAAATCATCTTGTACTTCGTTTTGTTCACCTTTCTTGGCCAATGAGCCAATACCTCTTGATGAAACACCCATAGTAACGCCTTGCCTCATCAAATTAGCCGCCACGTCCCCTGGTGATGAAACAATACCTCTTTCATGAAATCCTGGTGTTGTTAATAATTTAATCTTACCCATTAGGACATTACCTTCCCACCACACATCTGTAATAAGGTGAGAAACTCTTTCCAAGTCAATCAAAGACGATTCAGGGTGATTTAATTCTGAGATAGACAATCCCTTACCAATCGCTTTTTTGTATTTTTCAACTTCTCTTTTTAGAATTCTTTCAGGGTATACTCTACCATTTCTATTTGGTACCCCATACTTTTGAAGTGTGGCATAAAACTCAAATGGTTTTGAATGCTCCAATTGACCATAAGATTCTCTTATAACTTCAGCATTTCTAAATTCACTTGGTGACACTAAACCTGCGTCCCATTCAACTAATATTCCTTTTCCCAAATCACTTGGACCTAATACTTTCATTGTATTTTTTTTTAATAAATACTATGGATTGTCAAATGTTCTTAGATTTTGATTTTGATAATTGAAAATATTCTGACCTAAGTAACTCATCTTGATAGACTGACTTAGCAATTTTTTTAATTCTTTCTTTTAAAATTTGTGATTTAAATTCTAAAGAATCTTTTAGAAATAATGTAATTTCTAAACTCATAAAACTTTTTTTGTTTAATTGAATCCCACTTGAACGAAGGTCTAAATCAACTATCGAGTTCTTTTCGAAGATGTCTTGGTCAATTACCTCCAATAAATTATGTTTAATTTGTCTATTCAAATTACCCGTAACTCTATCCCAATTTTCTACTTCTTTTTTTGGTTCTACCCAAGATTGTATGTTTATATATAATGATTTAAAATTTATTGAGTCTACTGTGCCATACACACATTTCGCATTATCAAATATTGATAATTTCGAAGTTTTTCCTTTTTTCATTTAGTTTCCATCTAAAAAAATTTATTGTTAAATGAATTATAAACAAAAAAAAATCATTTGTCAAAAACTTCACAGTTTCAATAATATTTATTAAAATAGTATTATGATAGTAATCGAAATTCAAAAAGGAGAAAGTATCGAAAAAGCATTGAAACGATACAAGTATAAAGTCATTAAGACTAAGCAGATTGATAAGTTACGTGAAAGACAAGAATTTGTCAAAAAGTCTGTAACAAAAAGAATGAAAAAACAAAAAGCCAAGTACAAACAATATCTCCAACACATGGAAACAAAATAAAAAAGTCCGACAAAGTCGGACTTTTTCTTTATAATCCTTGTTCTAATTGTTTGAGTTTATATAGTGAAATCAAATCTGAATCACTCTCTTTTATTCTTTGAATCGTATTGTTGATTTTATCTTTCAACTCAACGTCTTCTGACTCTTCAATTCTACCTTCTAATTTAGATATTACACTTTCTCTTAGTGATTTGATTTCTTCTGAAATTTGTTTTTTATTCAAGGACAATAAAGATTTTAATTCTTTTTTCTCATCTTCAGAGATATTAGAATACTCTTTATTGAACGTGTTTGTAACAATCTTCAACATAGACGAAAGTGGAATATTAACACTTTCTTGTACTTTTTCTTTTTTGGTTGTTGTCAACAAACTTTTGATTTGTTTTTTTGTCTCTAATATTCTTTCAAGATTAGTAACTTTATTTTCATAAACTACAAAGTCTATATTAGAATATTCGTTATCAACATCCCCATCTAAATTTGTTTTTACCCACTTGTATAATTCATCAATTTTTTTCTGATTAGAGGAAATTAAATCTGACAATTTAACAAATGATTCATTTACATACTCATTTGCAATTTCTTTATTAATACCTTTTTGTGAAGACAAATCATTGTAAATAAAGTACATCTCAGAGATGGCTTTGTTGGACAAAATATTTTTTTTGAATTCTTTCATTACGGTTTTAAAGGTTTCCTTACCGTATGATTGAACCATCATTTGGTCTAAATTTGATTTTAATTGTCCGAACTTGTTCATAATATTTTTATTAATAAATATTACTTATTCAGTAACTCATTTAGTTTATCTTCAATTTCACCTAAAGATTTTTTTCCTTTAGATAAATCCAAAATGTCCTGACCCCTCAAAATATCATCTTCTATTAAAAGATTCATATCTCTATCTTTAACAGATTCAGGTGTTACCTCAGCTTCACCTCCACCAGGTGCTGGTGTTTCAGGGGTTTCAGGTATTTCAGGTGCTCCCGTTTCTAAGGATGCTGGTTCACCAAAACCACCTAAATCTCCAACAGCAGGTTCCGTAGTTTCACCTTCAGGTTGTTCGCCAGGTGCAGGTTGGGTTCCTTTATTACCGTATAACTTATCCAAATTATCAAAAATACCTGTTTTAGTAATAACCTGAGGAGTTTGTTCAAGTTCAGCAGCAACTGCTTTTTCAATTCTTTGTTGTTGAATATCCAATTTGATTTCTTCATCTGAAAAACCAAGAATGTGTTTTTTAGCCCATGATGATGAAACTGCTTGAATTCCATTACCTGGGTCACTAACAGCATCTTTGTATAGAAGAATCTTTTCTTTCCAAGTTTCAATCTTCAGAAGGTCTGCCTGTGAAGATGGGTTTGTAAGTCCTAATACAAAGTTGTTTAATTCATCTTCAAATCCAAGAATATAAAGGTGAATAATCGCAATTTTATTCAACTCTTGAATCATAGATTTTTGAATTCTGTTAATAGTTCTTGCGAAACGAATATCCTGTAATGATAAATTTTTACCATCACCCACAACTTCTTCAAACCCTAAAAAGGCTTTAGGCACTCTTAGAGCTGTTAATAGTTTCTTTTGGATATATTCAATATCGGCAATCTCTGAAAGATTCTGAGCACCGGGAAGAGTATCAATAGGATTAGGAGCGTTAGGGTCACGTACAGGAATAAAGAAATCTTGGTCAACAGCCATTTGGTTGAATCTCAAGTCAACATTACCCGTTTGTGGGTCCGCAATTTGGTCTCTCTTAAATTTATTGGCAACACGTTGTACATACGGTTCAACATCTTTATCATCCATGTTTCCGACAAACACCTTGAACACACGTCTTTCAGGTGCTCTTGATGTTCTATATACTAACATCGCATCTTCCGACAAAATAAGTTGTTTCCAAATACGACGGGCTTTTTCTAACATTGATGTACCATATGGTAGTTTTCTATCGTCACCCAATAATCTAAAGTGAGCAATTTCCCAAGTATTAAATTCTAAATCTTTTTCATTCCAAATAAATTTCAACGCATCTGTTGTAGAATCTGTTTGATACTTTCCTGAAGAAATTTTCATACCTCTTTCAATTCTTTCAAGTTGAATATTCGGTAATTGTTGAGAACCCATAACACCCTTCTCAGGGTCTAATTTTAAGTAGACAAAATTGTCTCCATACTTGCAAGTATTTCTTGTCCACATAGGTAGATTAGTATTGATATCCAATCTATTATTGAACAAGTCTGCAAGAATTGATTTAATTCGCTTACTCTCAGAGTATATTTGTAATATAAATCCATCTTCATTTGCTGTAGTTGATTCTTCGGCATATATGTCAAGGGCAGCTGAAATTTCAGGAGTATATTCCATACTCTCATAATCATAATACGCAGCCAGTCTTGTCGGTTGATAGTAAACGGCTTGAGTATATAAATTACTTTCAACTTTGGTCCATTGTTGACCCAAATAAAGTGATTGTTGAGCTTGAAGTTTTTCCCTTTCGTACTCTTGTTTATCGGTTGTTTTAAGTAATTCCTTTTTGTCAAATTTGTAAACAGGAGCTTGCTGGTCCAAAGTTGAATCGGGACCAAATACTTTACCAAGTCTCTGCCAAATCGTTAAGTTATTTTCTGCCATTATACTCTTATTAATAATACGTTCATTCTTCAATAAAGAAACAAGATTTATTTACCGAATAACCATAAATACTTCTGATAATCACTTTGTGTAGGTTGACCAAACTTTTGATTATCCCTTCCGTAATTACCCATGGATATTCCCGGATTAAAATCTTTCATCGAACCTTTAACTGGTGTTTCATTTACTGTCCAACTTTCAACCATTGCTTTTGTAGTTTCAGTAACCTTTTCCAACTGTGAAAATGAGTTTTCACCAACATAAATCGCCATTGCACAAGACATAATAAGGTCATCGTGTTGTCCTTTAAGGTGGTCTGGTCGACCATTTACATAAACAAAAGTATTCAACTCATTCAACAATCTACTTGACCTGATGTGAAAACCATGTCTTAACGCTTCTTCGAATGCTGCGATAATTTGAACCCTCTTTGAGTTAAAGTTAATACCAGGTATCTTTTCCAATGCCTTTGGGTCGTATTTCCATTTATCAGCAATATTGACACCATCAATGTATAAATTTTTATATCCGAGTTCTTGTAGTTTTCTTGATGTAGATACTCCCATACCTCCCGTAATATCAATTACAATAAATGCACTGTACATCACAGCCCATTTAATAGCAACTTCGGCAGCAACATCTGGTGGTATTTTTCCAAGATATTCTAATACTTGTTCTCTTTCATCAAAATCAATAATGTTGAAAGTTGTAAAATCTTCAGAATCTCCTCGTGAAACGTCAATACCCATAATGTATTTGTGACCCGGTACTGGCTCTTTCCATTGCCACAAAGCACCACCCATAAATTTATAATCAGGATTTTTGATGTCATTTTCTTTCATTCTTTCAATAACATCTGAAGGAATTACTGAGTCACCTGAACCCAAGAAGTTACATTCCAATTCCTGTGCAATTTTTCTCCTATCAAATTTTAATTTTTTAGCCATAGCTTCAAACCATGATGAGTATGGTTTGTATCCATCGGCAAAAAGTTTTTTAATTTCATCAAAATTTCTTTGATATGGGTCAACCTCAGAATAATCGATTGTTATTTCATCATCTTTATAATCTCCACGATTTAACAGATAATGTACAATATCTTTTACTTTGATAAGTTTTAAATCTTTTGAATAACGTGGGTCACGATACCAATACATTTCCGTAATCTTGAAATCGTTCATACCACGGAGGGCTTGGTCATAGATACTGTAATAAATTGGGTCGAATCCGTTAGGGGTCGAAATTACAATAACTTTACCACCCGTAGACAAAGACGCCATACACGCAGACCAAAAGTCATCATCAGCATCAATAAAGGCGGCCTCGTCAAAAATAAGAATAGTTGGTGTATATCCA